ATTATTTTCTTGAAGCAGGTATAGATATTATTCTATTTGATCCTAAAGGATTTGGTAACAGTCAAGAGTTTGCTTCTTATGATCGTATTGAATATGCTAATCAAATTAATTATATCACAGATCAATTAGAAGATTATACTAATAAAGTAATTTTTGGTTTTTCTTCATCTACAGCACCAGCTCTTATTGCTGGTGAATATGGTTATTTCAACAAAACTATTATACACAGTCCTTGTATTCGTATTGAACCACACTTTTTAACTCAATATGATTTAATATTTAAATCAAATATAGAAATATTAAAAAAAGAAAGACTTGAAAAATATAGTGATAAATTAATACCAAGACCAAATAGAATATGTGGATGGGAAAAATCTATAATAGATGTAGTAGGACATGAATGGACGGCGCCAGGACAAGTTGTATTTGATATTAATAACTATACAACATATCATAATAATTTTGGCTTTAAACCTTCCAGAAATAGAGAGATACTAAGTATTATTGGTGAATATGATTATGAAATCACCACCGGTGGTTATAGTTTATTTAAAAACTTATTTCCAAACTATATAGAAAAAGTAATACCAAATAGTACTCATTTTTCTATGTGGGAAAATAATAGTCATTTAACAAGAAAAGCGATCATTGATTATGTCAAAGTATAGAATAATTCCTATTTTTCCTTCTCCGGTTTATGAATCAGATTTAGATGAAGATATTTTATTAAATGCTTTACCTAATCTTAGAAAAAAAATTGATGAAAATACACTTGATAAAACTATGGAATATTATAATAAAAATTATTATGATAGATATATATTAGAGAATAAAGATTATAAAGGTTCTGAAGAACAGTTTATTTCAGAACATACAGAATTTGTAGAATTTAAAGAAAGATATATTTTAGAATATCCAGAATTTTCTGAATTAAAAAAACATTTACAAGATCATATAGATTTTTATACAAAAAACGTTATTGGAGAAAAAAATAATCGATTTAGATTATATATTACTATGTCTTGGTGCACAGGATTATTACCAGGTGTCTCTCATCCAGAACATAATCATGTAAATTCGATCATATCTGGAGTATTTTTCTTTGATAATCCAGAAAATGCTTCACCTTTTACTATTACTAAAATGAATGATAGTACATTAATATATTTAAATCCATCACATCCTTCAAAATATACATCAAATGTAGAATATTTTGAACCAAAAAATGGAAAATTATTATTATTTCCATCATATTTAAAACATAAAGTTCCACCAAATGAAACTAATGTAAAAAGACAAAGTGTTGCTTTTGATACTTTTGTTGAAGGTGAAATAGGTTCGTGTAGAAATATATTAAAACTATCTAAAGTTCCTCAGAAGGGTTAAAATGTTAACCGAAAAAGAAATTGATGACTATCATGAATCTTTTTCTCCTTATTTTTTCAGAAGGAGATTGAATAATATTGTTATTAATAATACAATAAGTGTTCCTGTATTAATGCTAGCATCTAGTGGAAGAATTATTGGATTAGCAAAATTTTATGAAACAACAGAAGCATTTATTGATCACACAAAAATAACAAGGAATTCTCTTTATGTAGAAAATGAAAATATTATTAAAATTCCATATGAAAAAATATATAAAATTGTTTTTGATAAACCACGTCAAAGTTGGATTTTTGATACAAATATAAAAGATAAAAATGAATTATATGAATATATTTTAACTTCTCAAAAATTACAATATATGGATGAAATAATTCAAAATATTTTATATCAATCAACTGCTTTATTTAATAGATTACCTTATAATGTATATTCATTTATTGGAAAAATGTTTGAAGTTAATGAAATATTAAATAACAATCTAAACCAAGATGATTATCAAAAATATCCTATTACTTCTGCATATGCAAAAAATAGAAATATTGATTTATATCAGGCTGCAAGAGAAATAAAATTTAAAATATCTTGTGACTTAGTAACAGTTTCAGAATCTGAATCTATACAAATGGAATATGCTAATTTATTAAAAAAAGAAAAAGATATAAAAAATTTACCAATGATTTATCAAGATTTTGAAAATAAAATGTGGAACTATGCTAAGTTAGGTATATGATTATGAAAAAACTTATATATTATAATAGTATTGATATTTTTCGAAATCCCATCAATCAAAAGAATTTAGAATCAATACCTGGTGGTAAACTATTTTCAATGTTATTTCATATAGTGGGTGGAAACTATGTTTTTTATGATAGATCAAATTCAATAAAGATTCCATTAAATTATAAACTTTTATCACATTTGGAAATACCAAAGTATAAAAAGATAGATATTTCATTTTCTGAAATATGTGATATGCGATCTAAAGAACTTATGAAGCAAGCAATAAACACTAATAGAAAGATTGCTATTATGTATAGTGGAGGTATAGACTCTACTATGGTAGTTACTTCTTTTTTTAAAAACTTTCCAAAAACTATTATTAAAGATAATATATTATTATTAATGAATGAATTTAGTATAGGAGAGAATCCAAATTTTTATTATAACTTTATATCACCATATGATATAGAATGTATTCCATCTTCAAAATATATTAATTATATTGGATCAAAAAAATATATAGTTATTAGTGGTGAACAATCTGACCAACTGTATTTACCAAATTTTTCTTTAGATTATCTAAGAAATAGAAATATAAACTTTTTGTATAATTATGTTCAAGATGGGCCAATGATAGAACTTATTGATCATTTCTTACCAATATATAAAGATAAAAACTCAGCTGAAAATCTTTATTTTATATGGAAAAAAATATGTGATAATGCTCCTATAAAAATAGAAAATAATGCTATGTTTCTTTGGTGGATTATCTTTGCAACCAAATGGCAATCGTGTTATTTTAGAATGATTCCTTTTAGTAATAATGTTAATAAAATTGAATTTGAAATAGGTTATACATCTTTTTTTAATAATGATAATTTTCAATTGTGGTCAATGAACTCAATGCAAAATTTTAATATTGATAATTTTAAAGATATGAAACTAGAATCAAAAAAATATATATACAATTTTAATAAAGATGATGAATATCTTAAAGATAAAGATAAGTTTGGTAGTTTAAATACTCCAGTAAGAAGAAAAAAATTAGCAACAATGATTGATGAGAAAATGAATATATATAATGAGTATCCAACCGAGGAGTTCATAAACTATGATAATGACTTTAGAAAGTGAATATATTAGCACCGATAGATGGATGCTTAATATCACAAAGTTGGAGCCAAACGAAGTTAAAACATTTATACCATCTGGTACTGATTATATTCTTTTACGTAATGCTTCATATGAAGATGGTGCTACGCATATTAAAAATGCGTATGGCGCTTTTATGGTAGGTCAAGTATACACAATATCATGTGGACCGGATGCATCTGCTGTTATTATAAATTATCCTGGTTTACGTTTTAAAGAAAATCAATTCTTTATTCAGAATGAATTAGATATTGGTAATCTATCTTATATTGATGGTGGTACTAATACTACAGCAATTACTCCAGGTAGATTAGGAGATCCTGTAGTTAATTATGTTCATTTTCCAAAAGCTATGTATCAAACTTTACATACTCATCCTAGTCATAGAATAGGTCTTATTCTTAAAGGAAATGGAAAAATTGAATTAGATAATAATAAGTATCATAATGTTGTTGAAGGTGAAGCATTCTTTATGAGAAGAAACACATTACATAATTTTATTACTGATAATGAAGAAGTTATTCTATTTGTCTTTGCCCCTGATTCTGGCGATGGGCCTACAGATGAAATTAATCCATTAAAGATTAGAACATATATTGACCAACAAAGATAATTATTGTGTTTACTTTTTTTAAAAAGTATATTATAATATTATTGGTTAATAACCAATATAAACTTTATGGAGAAATAATATGTTTGATTTGAATAATAAGTGGACAGAACAACAAAAGCGCAGTTTTGTTAAAGTTGTGACTTGGCGTATCATTGTATCATTGACCAACTTCTTTGGTGGATGGATTGCATCAGGTAATCCATGGGTAGGTCTTGGTGTTATCTCTTTTGCTCTAGTAGTTAACTCCATCGCTTATTGGGTTCACGAAAGATTATGGAACCGTACCGATTGGGGAAAAGAAGTGAATGACGTTCAAAGTTCTACACTATAACGTTCATCTTTTATCTAATATGATAAAAGAAGATAGGGTGAATCAAATTTCACCCTATCTTAATATTGACTATAATAATATTTTTAAATCTTATAATCAATTTGGTTTAAATAGAAATCCAGTTTATGATAGAACTGGTAAAGTTCCTCATTATCTAATGATGTCTAATAAACATCCAATTCCTTCTTTTGATCTTTCTTTTAATAAAGATTTCTATTCTATATGCGAAGAAAGATGCAAAGAACTAGCATCAAAAAATAAACAAATAAAAGTATGTTGGTCTGGTGGAATTGATAGTACTTTTGTTCTTTTATTTTTATCTCAATATGTTCCAAAAGAACAGATCACGGTATATGGTACATATTCTTCTATTATAGAATCTGGTGATATATTTGATAGATTTATTAAGAATAATTATAATTATGAAATAAAAATATTTCCAACAAATATTATTAGAAGTAAAACAGAAGATTGTATTTGGGTTACTGGGTTTCAAGGAAACCAGTTATTTGGACCTACCGATGATTTCTTTGCTGAAGATAGATCTGTTGCTTTCTTTCACCATACACTAGGAACAAAAGAAACAATATATAAAGATTATAAGAAATATATAAATCAAGAATTAATAGATTTCTTAACACCATCTATAAACGCATCTCCAAGAAAAATAGAAACAATAGCAGATCTAAGATGGTATTGTATTTTCAATTTTGATTGGTATAATGGTATATATGAATTGTTATCAGAAATGGATCCAGAAAAGATTAAAACAGTTTTTCATTTCTTTGATACTGAAGATTTCCAAAAATGGGCAATACACACTAAAGATCCATGGACTAAAATTCCTGGTAAACCTAATACACATCGATGGCAAATGAGAGAATTCATATCAGATTGTGGTCTTAAAGATTATGCTAAAAATAAATCTAAAGCAGTATCTTGTCTATCTATCAATAAAGCAAATTGGATATTAATGCTAGATAATTTTAAAAATAGTTATGATATGTCAAAGTTAAAAATAAAGATTTCAATATGATTGATGAACCATTCATAGATAGCAATATATGGGAAATAAAACAATGGCCAATAATTGATAGTTTTATGTATCAATTAAACGATATATATTATTATAATTCATTAGTTAGTGATTTAGAAGATAAGAAACAATCAACATTTATACAGATACCAGAAATTTTGATTGGAAATAAAGAATATATATCTATTGTATTAGATAATAAAGATTTTATTATATCAAATAATATACCTATTTTAGAAAAAATTAATGATGAAACGTGGATCATAAACCTTAATTACTTTAAAGGCAGATAATATGTTTAAGATAGAATTAGTAGATAGAAATGGTCTAACTCATTACATTTCATATGATCCACATACTTCTACTCTATATGATGAGAATGGTGTGAATTTAGTTCAGAATATTAAAGAACACAATTATGAAGTTGCGACTAGAGTTTCTCCAGAAAATCCAGGTAAGAAAAGTAAAAAATTAAAAAAGATAAAGATCCAATTAGGTTTGGGCTGTAATTATTCTTGTTCTTACTGCAATCAACAAAAAGAAGTTAAGTATTCGTCTAAGACTAATATCAGAGACGCTGAAATATTTATGAATAATATTGATAGGTGGCTGGAAGGAGAGCCAGATAAAATTGAATTCTGGGGAGGAGAACCACTATTATACTGGAACAAAGTTAAATTTCTATTAGAGAAATTATCAGAGAAATTTCCAAAAACAGAATTCTTAATAACATCAAATGGTAGTTTAATTACAGAAGAAATAATAGAATATGTTCAAAAATATAATATAATTTTTGTGATTTCACACGATGGACCGGGACAGCATCTTCGTGGACCTGATCCCTTTGAAGACAAAAAACAATTTAATATGATTAATAAACTACAAAAATTAAGAAGAGGAAGAATGTCATTTAATGCCGTTCTAACTCCTGATAATTTTGATATAGAAAAGATAGTAGAATTCTTTAAGAAAAAATTTGATGACGAGAATGTCAGTGTAAATTTAGTTGGAATTGTTTATCATACTGAAGGCAGTAAACCATTTACTAAAGAACAATATGATAAATTAACAAATAATGTAGCATTAGCTGCAATGAAACCAAAAGAAAATATTTTACCTGTTTTAAATAATGCCATTAATAGTTTTGTAAATTCAATAGCAACGCAAAGACCATCTAGTTCTTTGTATCAAGGTTGTTTAATGGATAAAGAAGATGTTATTACTGTCGATTTATTAGGTAATGTTATGACATGTCAAGATACTGGAGATCTTGGCAAACACAGAATTGGAAATGTTCAAGACTTTGATAATATCAAATTAAATACTGCTTGGCATTGGTCTAATAGAAAAGAGTGTTCAGAATGTCCTGTATTGCAATTATGTGCAGGAGCTTGTATGTTTATGGAAGGAGAAAACTGGTATCATACTTGCAATAATCATTATTACTATTATATAGGAATTCTTGGTGCAGCAATATATCGTATGACCGGTATGGTAGTTTCTGGTGTTTATGGAAAAATAAGAAGACCTGATCCAGAAGAATATGGAATTAAAGAAATTGATTTTACTCATACTGAAATGAAAGATTAGTTAAATGATAGTTTATTGGGCAGTAGATCAAAGATCAAAAGATATTCCATATATTAATTTTTTACCACCTGGTAAAGTTCTTAATGAATCATTAAAAAAACATAAAGATGAAAAATATACAAAATGTCCAGCTTTTATGGATGTATTAAAGAATACTTATTCTTTGAAATTTCCTATAGACTTTGATCTTAATATTGAAGATAATTTTATGAGTAGTGATACTTATAATCCTTCTTATTTTAGTACTTATATTTTACCAAGAGATTATAAAACAAGATTGGCTTCTTTAAAATTTGGTTATTATTTCTTTTGTGAAGAAGAACTTGAAGCAGAAATTAAACATCCTTATTTTATTAAAAATGACTTTGTGGATAAAACAACATTAATACCAGGTAGAATGGATATAGGAAAATGGTTTAGACCATTTGAATGTGCTTTCTTTGTCAGAGATGGAGTCACTAATGTAAATATGCCGGTTGGTGATGTTTATGCTTATTTGGAATTTAAAACTAATGAAAAAATAGAACTTAAGAAATTTTATATGACTGATGAATTTGAAGCCATTGTTGGAAATATTGTTATTACCAGAAAATACAAAAGTGGTTTTTGGCCTTTAAAACGTTACTATGATATGTTTAGAGACTCAAAGGTTAAAAAACATCTTATTAAATTAATTAAACAGAATTTACTAGAAGACTAAATATAAATAAATAAACAATAATAACAATGACCATGGGGAAAGGGAACCGATGGCTGATAAAGATTTTAAAGTCAAAAATGGACTTACTGTAAATTCTAATTTAATTTGGGCCAATAATGGTCAAATAGGGTTTAATACCAGTTCTCCAGATGCTAATGTTACTATTATAGGTAATGCTAATACTCAGGGCAACGTTGCCATCACTGGCACCCTTGGAGTAAGTAATACTATATCAGTAGTAGGTTCTGCAACTTTTGGTAATACCATTTCCGCCAATGGTAATATATATTCAAATGGTTCTATTTTTATACAAGGAATAGCAAACGTCCAGTCTACAATTTATGGATTTGCTAATCTTACTATTACTGGAAATACTAGTTTAGGTAATCAATTAACAGTTGGAAATACTTCTCTTTTCTTAGGACCAACTACTCTTAATGCTGTTGCCACTATGGCAAATAATAGTTATCACAATGGTCCTGCTAGTTTTTCTAATACAATAACAGTTCTTGGCACTGCTAATTTAAATTACACGACATATGTCGGTGGTATATTAACAGTAACTGGAGCCACAACTTTATCCAATACTATTATAACTACAGGTAATGCTACATTCTCTAATTCAGTGACTGTTACCGGTAATGTTATATTCTCTAATACTCTGGTTGTAACAGGAAACGTTACTCTTTCAAATACTATCAATGGAAGAAACGTATACGAATTTCTTGTTGCTAATAACTCTACTCAGTATACTATTACTGGACCATGGAGATTTTCAAACAATCTAACGGTCTCAGCCGGTCTTTTAGATTCTACTGGATATTCCGGTGGTACAGGACAGGTCTTGATTTCAAGTGGTGCAGGTACAGTCACTTGGGGTCCAGTTGGTTCAGCCTCTGTTACCGCACCAGGCGATTTCTACAACAACACTCAAATTATCGTCAATGATAGAGGATCATTAGGCTCTAATGGTTTTTTCACTTATAACAAAGACAATTATACTCTAACGACTCCAGTAATTGTCTGTTCTAATGGTACTCTATCGCTAAATGCTACTTCAAACTATTTCTTTGCTAATGGCTTAATTAGTTTTGGTATTAATAATCCAACAAATAAATTACATGTAGTAAGTTCATTAAATGCTGCAGATGGTATTATTGTAAGAAATACTAATACTGGTGCATCTGCACAATCATATATATCATTTGGCACTTACACAGCTTCTGGTATGAATATAGGTCAGGTTAGCTCTGATAAATCTGGTTATATCAATGTTATTGATAATTCTTATCTAACTCTTAGTTCTAACAATACAGTTAGACAATATATTTCAGCCAATGGTAATATTGGTATAGGTACTTCTACTCCTGCTTATCTTGTAGATATTAATGGTATTGCAAGACATAGTAGTGAAGTAATTAGTACTAGCTATACTACAGGTGGTGGACAGTTCCGTGCGATCTCTGGTAACTATGGAGCCATTATTAAGAATGATGGTACTAGTTTATATATTCAAGCAACTGCATCTGCAAATCAATATGGTTCAAACAGTGCGTTGAGACCGTTCTATTTTAATCTTGGGACCGGCGCTGTTAACATCGATGCCACTGCAGCTGGAACTACTTTTGGTGGTACGATTAGTTCTGGCGCTATTTCATCTTCTGCTGGTTTGTCTGGAACTACTGGTACTTTCAGTTCTACTGTTTCTTCTACTCCAGGTGGTTCTTTAGGTCTTAATATAAATGGTTCGAGCTGGATGATCGGACTGCAGCTCAACAGTGGTACAGTATCAAGAGTATATAATGATGGAACACCAAGATGGTATTTTGAACATAGACCGTCGTTCGCAGGTAACATTGCGCTAGATGCTGGTAACTATAATTCATATGCTCCATCATTAACTGGCGCCGGAGCTTCTGGTAACTGGAACATCAACGCAGTCGGTCTTACAGGTTACACCATCAATCAGAATTTAGGTACCGGTAATGCCCCATCATTCACTGGTCTTAATGTTACCAATGGTGATCTTACAGTCTATAGATCAGGTGGTACTTCAGGTGTATTGTACTTAAATAGTGCGCAAACTAGATATCTTTATTGGGACAATACAAACTATAATCTAAATGGCGCTAATCTAGTTATTAATGGATCAACAGCGTTACACGCTGGTAACTATACGAGTTATAATAACTGGGGTGGTACAGCTCTATATGCTGAAAGATTCTATGACTACTATAGCCAAGGGTACTTCTGGTTAGGTCGCGGTCAGTCAAGAATGAGTTCTGTTAATCTTGATGTTAGTGTTTGGAATTATTCATCAGACAGTTGGCCAAGATTATATTTTACTAATGGTGATCGTACTACTTATAGAGGTGGTACCACAGCTCAATGGGTGCATGAATTCCAAACAAATGATGGTACAGCTAGATGGTTAATGGCAAATTCTGGTGATTTTTACGCGCAAGGTAATATTACAGCGTATTGGTCATCAGATATAAGACTTAAAGAAAATGTTAAACCAATAACAAATGCTCTTAATAAGATTAATAAAATAAACGGTGTAGAATTTGATTGGAAAGATGATTATTTAGATAGTCTATCAGTAAAAGATCCATATTATATTAAAAAGCATGATGTTGGTGTTATTGCTCAAGAAATTGAAGAAGTATTACCACAGATCGTTTCAACTAAAGAAGATGGAACTAAAGCTGTAAGATATGAAAAGATTGTTGCTCTATTGATTCAAGGAATAAAAGAACTTTCCGATGAGGTTAATGAATTAAAGAAACAGGTTAAAGGAAACTAAAATGACAGTTACTTACACTTGGGAAATAACTCAATTACACGTTTCTGATCTTCCAAATAATCCAAATACAGTAGCCAGTATATCTTGGAGAAAGATTGGTACTAGTGAAGATGGTGTTATTGGTATTTATGAAGGTGGAACTAGATTTGATTTAGATGCCGTATCTATTGCTCTTGGAACTAATTCAGGTTTTAAATTTACAGAATTTAGTAAATTAAAAGAAAAAACATTATTAACTTGGATACAAAAGAATATTAGTCCTGTTGATAATGATCTTATTAATGATGAAATAGATAAAAAGATAAGCATTAATAGGTATGAGAAAAAAAATGTTGATTTTCCATGGGTAAAGAAATAAGGATTAAAGATGGCAATACCAGTAGATAGAAATACTTTTAAAGAGTACTGCCTTCGTAGATTAGGTAAACCTTTAAATGAAGTAAACATCGATGATGATCAGTTGGATGATCGTATTGATGATGCTCTTCAGTATTTCTGGGACTATCATTTCTCTGGTTCTGAAAAGACATATTATAAATATCAGATTCAACCACAAGATCAGACTAATAAGTATATAACATTACCAGATAATATTATTGGTGTTGTTAATATGTTTCCAGTTGGTCAGGCTTTAAATACAAATAATCTATTCAATATTCGATATCAAATAGCATTAAACGATCTTTATACTCTTACATCAGTTTCTATGGTTCCATATTATATGGCTTTGCAGCATGTTCAATTTCTTGAACAGATGTTAGTTGGTCAGCAACCTTTAAGATATAATCGTTATATTAATCGTTGCTATATTGATATGGACTGGAGTATTGTCAATCCTGGCGATTATATTATTCTTGAAGCGTATCAGGTAGTTGATCCAGCAGTTTATACTAAAGTATGGACAGACCGTTGGCTCCAAAGATATGCTACTTGTTTAATCAAACAACAATATGGTACTAATCTTAAAAAATATGGTTCAATGCCACTACCTGGTGGTATTACTTTTAATGGTCAAAAGATATATGATGAAGCAACTGAGGAGCGTAAAGAATTAGAAGATGAAATGATCAACAGTTACAGCTTGCCAGTTACGGACATGATCGGGTAAGTGATACACTTGTATAAATACCTCTATAAACAGGAGGTATAAAATGGAAAAATATGGATTTATATATATTTGGTTAGATAAGAAACACAAAAGATATTATGTTGGCGCTCATTTTGGAACTATAGACGATGGATATATATGCTCTTCTGGTTGGATGAATAGAGCGTATAAAAAAAGAACAAATGATTTTAAACGCCGCATAATTATATCTAATATTAAAACTAAAGAAGAACTATATTTAGTTGAGCATCATTGGCTATCTTTAATAAATAAAGAAGAATTAGGTAAACGATACTACAATCTTCGCAATCATAAATTTGGTCATTGGAGTGAAGAAAATAATTTAAATAAATTATCTATCAAAGAAAAGATATCGATAAAGACAAAAGAAGCGATGCAGAATCCAGAAGTTAGAGAACGATATCTAAAAGGTCTTAAGACTAGAGATAATAGATCTTCTGAAATAGAAGTAAGAGAAAAAAGAAGTGCTTCTATGATGGGTAAGAATAAAGGAAAAGATAATTCAAAGGCTATAGCAATTTCTGCTGAGATGAGAAGAGGAAAGCCATTATCTGATGAGCACAGAAATAAGATAAAATGTACCACAGTTTTTAATGATATAAATAATAAAAAAATTAAGTGCACTTATTGTGATTTCATTGGTAATCCTGGTAATATAGGAAGATATCACAACGAGAGATGTAAAAAGAGATAATAGTTAATGGCAACGAGCGTATTCTTTAACAACTTCGGTGCTTCTCAAGAGCAAGATCTGTTAAATAATCTTATCATAGAATCAATAAGGATCTATGGTAACGACGTATATTACATCCCACGTAAGTTAAATCACTATGACGACGTATATGGTGCTGACGATCAGTCATCATACGAACAGGCTATTCTTCTAGAGATGTATATTGAATCCTATGATGGGTTCAAGGGTGACGGTAATTTCATGTCAAAGTTTGGCATCGAGATTAGAGATCAAGTTACTTTCGCAGTCGCAATGAGAATATTTGATAACGAAGTTGGAAATATAACGACTCAGCTAAGACCAAACGAAGGCGATCTTATATTCTTTCCACTGAACAAGAAATGTTTTCAAATCAAATATACTGATAAATTTGAGATGTATTATCCATTAGGTGCGCTGTATCTATGGAAGATGACGTGCGAGTTGTTTGAATATTCTAACGAGAGAATATCAACAGGTATCCCAGAGATCGATGCGCTTCAAACTAAGTTCGACATCAACGCTATCGATTGGACTATTAAAGATCAAACAGGTAATATGATTTTAACAGAAGATGGAGATTATCTAGTATTAGAAGGTTCATCTACTTCAGATCTTGTCGTGTCTGATGATTCAAAACAAATACAAAAAGAATCAAACTCGTTTGTAGACTTCTCTATAACTGATCCGTTTAGTTTGGGTAACATATAATGTTCGGCCAGACTTTTTACTTCTCAACTATTCGTAAATATGTTATTCTTGTTGGAACGCTATTCAACGACATTTGCGTCGTAAAGACAGATCCAAAATCAAACAATGAAGTATCATTAGTAAGAGTTCCTATCACGTACGGGCCAAAAGACAAGATGCTCGCTCGTGTGTTTCAAGACCCTAACATAGACAGACCTACTGCTACTTTTCCTCTACCAATGATATCTTTTGAGATGGGAAAGATGTCATACGATGGCACAAGAAAGCTTCATACGATCGGTAAAGTATCAAATAAAAGCGATCTAACGACAGAGCAGAGTATATTTAGATACCAGTACAACCCAGTTCCATATAACATAGACTTTAAAGTTCATATATATACTAAGAATGTCGAAGACGGCACAAAGATCATCGAACAGATACTTCCGTATTTTACTCCTGACTGGACGACAAGAGTAAAACTCATTCCAGAAATGAATATAACTATGGATATACCGGTAGTACTCACTGATATATCGTATGAAGACAACTATGAAGGAGATTTAAAAGATAGAAGGCAGATAATATGGACTCTGGATATGGTCGTAAAAGGCTATATCTATGGACCAGTAAAGAAATCTGGTGTTATCAAATTTGTCAATGTTGATTTCTTTATTCCACCAGTCGCCGATGGTCAGCTACCATCAGCAGTAGGTAATAGCTCATCTGAGTATAAATTTACAGTGCAGCCTGGTCTATCTAATACTGGACAACCTATAAATTACAGTGGTAGAGCAAACACTAATACAGGCACAGTCCCGTATCAAGAAATACAGGCGTCAGACGACTATGGATTTATTACACAGATCTATGATATAGCAGCTGAAAATAATTCTGTAGTTTCTACAGTACAGTTGACTGGTGATCTTATTACAATAACAGTAGACAGTAGCGTAACGATTGATACTTCATATATTGAGAAAACATAATTGATTGGATAAAATAATGCAAGATGATGATGAAGATCCCATCGGAAAAACGTTGGGTTTGGAACCATTGGAAAATAAAATTGATGTAATAGACAAGATGTTGATCGAAAGTCATGATGATTCTGCGTCAAAAGATTTCGAGACAGCAAGGGCAAACTTACACGAAATGATCAACGATGGTAAAGAAGCGATGTTCAAACTGGCAGAGATAGCGTCTTCTAGTCAGCATCCTCGCGCGTTTGAAGTATATGCAAAGCTCATGGATACTATGATCCAGGCTAATGAGAAACTGTTAGATATGCAAGAGAAAATAAGAGAAATTAGACATGCTGATTCTCCAATGAACGAGCAGGCCAAGTCAGTAACTAATAACCTGTTTGTCGGCTCAACAGCAGAGTTACAAAAAGTATTGAAAGATATGAAGAATAATGAGTGAGTTTGAATTTAAAGGATATAAAGGTAATGTCCTACTAAAGAAATCAAATCAATCTATGGAATGGACTGAAGAATTAATTCAAGAATATATAAAGTGTTCTAAAGATCCTGTATATTTTACTGAAACATATATGAAAATTATTAACGTTGATGAAGGTCTTGTTAATTTTAAACTATATGATTATCAGAAAGAAATGGTCAATTCATTTAAAGACAATAGATATAGTAT